ATTTCTTTTGCTAGGGCCAGAGTATTATAGTTACTATATTTCCTACGATCAAACACATCGCCCAAATGAATAATCGTTGTAATACCTTCCCTTCTAAGTATTGGGAAAAAAGTGCCTTCGTAGAATTTTCGTTGGAAGGCCGCAAATTGAAGATTATCATTTTTACCTCCGTAATGTGTGTCTGTTATAATACCTACTTTCATTAGTCCTCTTCATGGTGGAAGGTGTATTTGTCTAGCATATCCACAAAGATTTGTTGGTAATCACCTGATTCTTCGTGTGCTTGTAGTGCTATTCTCTGTTCAATATTACTTTCTTTTAGCAGTTTCTCTTTTATCATCTGTTGTTTCTTCTCTTTGGTTATCCTGCGCACGAAAGCGTAATATATAATTTGAGTGAAGTATGCAAATGGATTACTACTCATATTAGGATCAAACTTGTCTATGTACTGAAGACAGTTCTCTATCCCATCCGAGATCATTTCTTCACGGTAAGTGTAGTTGATGAAATTCGGACGATAGGACAAGTGGTTAGCTATCTTTAAGATACACTCACCCAAGTAGTTTGTAATTTGCGGCTTAGGCTCATCGGCAGCCTCAGCATCTTTCAATAATACTTTTCTTTCTATTATTGCAGCTAGGAACTTCTTATTATCTACATAGTGTGGTTTCTTTTGTTGTGCCATGGAGGCCTCCTAATGGAGGACCGGACCTATATATTCTCCAAACAAACCCAAGATAACTTCTGCTGCGTCTTCAAGACTATCAAGACGCCACGATGCATTATGCTGGATGAGAGGATGACCCATCAAGTACTTGTCATCGGACACCACTATCAATGGTTTTCTCAAACCAATAGCCCATCCAATTTCAATGACTGTACCATACGAGGGTCGCCTATCATTTAGTTCTTTCGGTAAATATGCTAATACCAAGTCACACGACTCCGTATCAAGCCAGTTCTTCGTTGCGATCGCACGCGGATCGGCCCACATCTTTGGTGAAGCACCTTCCTCTGTATACTTCATACCTTCTTTCAAAGGTTCACATCGTAAAGGTGAGATACCAACAATTCCGTGGGGTAGCATACTCCGGATTTCTTCTCTCCATTCGTTTGCTTCTTCTCCCGTGCAACCTGCAATCGGTCCTGCCAAATATATAAACGCATATCACACTTTCCTTATGATGTCAAGCGTAAATAGTGCTTGACAGTTTAGGAGTTATATGGTATACTATACAGCATGCTGCCGCGAAAGAAAGAGATATAGCATTCTAGTGTAGAGTCTTATTAGGTTGCACATGAGTTATCTTCTCATTATCTTCATCTATAGCAGTATCATTATCAACTAATATCTTCTCTAACTTAGATACATTCTCTTGCATCTGTTTCACCAGTTCATCATGTTCTGGATCACCAGTTGTACCATCTTTCTCAGCTTTAACTTTAGATGTTATCATTTTATAATAAACAATTACTTCAGGTGCTAGATTACCAAAAGCAACTATCTTCTGTTTATCTATCACAAAAGAAGTATCATGTGTAAAGTTTATCCAGCGTTGTAAGCCGGTATGCTCAACGATGTGTTCTGGTGTATCCATTACTTGATGTCTGTTGATAGACATAGGACACTGTTGATAGACATAGGACATTCTACCACAATAGCATCAGTATATTCTTGCAGAATTTTGCAGAAAATATCATCACCATTAATCAATTTGATGATTTTATAAGGTGTACTATTTTCTTTAGTTGCTATTTCCATTATGATTATTTATCCCTTTCAATGTCTTCCTCAACGCATTCAGTACCATACTGAATCTCTATTATCTTACACACTTCATCTGTATGGTTTTTGATATTGTGCCATACTCCCACAGCAATATGTAAATGATGATGATACCCTAATATTTTTTCTGTATCATAATCAGAATTCTCATACCCCTGTCTAACAGTACACTCACCTTCAGATACTAACCAGAACTCACACCTTTTAAAGTGTCTCTGGTAACTGAGTTCTTTACCAGGCATCACCACTAGTTCCTTTACCTTCGTTGTACCGTCATCCTTTAAGACATGCCAGTATCCCCAATCTCTTTGAGCCTTTACCAGTTCACTAGATGAATTCTTTTTGTCTGTACCACCTACACCAAATGCAAACTCTACTATGGGGTCTTCATCTTCAGGACGACTAGCAATAGGTTGGAAGTTCAGTTCTGGAATATTGTCTTCTGTTCTGTCTCCACCATTACAGAAAATAATTCTTTCTACTGGACTCGGATATATCCAGGCACAAATTTGTATGGCACGACAAGCCGTATCATCATTATCATTAAATGAAAAAACTTTATTCACTAAAGAAAGACTTTCTAATATTTCTTTACGTTCTGCAAAAGGCATATGAACATACCCCTTCTTACGATACAACCAGTCATCACTGTTCAGACCTACAGCTACTAGCATACCCAATCTTCTTGCACCCTTTATTAGAGCTAGATGACCTGTATGTAATGGATCGAATCCACCTGTTATTAATGATATATTCATTTTAATGTCACCGGAATAATTTGGTATTCAAAACCTTGTTCATTGTAGATGTTGATACGTTCTCTTAAATGCTTTAACGTATAGTTCTCTCTATTATTATACACTAAACTGTCGGCAATGTCAAATAATTTGAGCACTTCTTTATCAGCAGCCGTCCTTAGTCCTCTACCAATAGACTGTAATACTTTTATCTGTGACTTGTACGGACTGGCAAAGACAATGTTGTGTATTCGTTTGACATTCACCCCCAAAGAGAATGTACCATAACTCGCAACCACGATACAGTCATCACTCTGTTCCACTAGACCCCTTATCTTTTCTCTGTCATCAGTAGGTGTTGCACCTGAAATGAAATGGACTGTTCTGTCATCACACATTTCAGTAATCATCATACACAGTGGCACTAACTGTTTCTCTATGTATTGTGCTAGTACTAATGTGTTACCTTCTAGGTCTGCTACCAGTTTAGAAATGAATAGGTTTCTCTTTCGGTGAGTTGATAGGTACTCCATCTCCTGTTGGTATGTCTTACCCTTCATCAATATACGATTTTCTCTAGTATGTTCCAGTACCAAGCAACTGATATGTAGATTGGATAACTCTTTTCGTTCTATCAGTTCTGA